GATCTTCAAAGAACAATTGAGATGCAATTTGATAGACCAATTGAAGCAATTCAAAATGAAATAAGTGCACTTGAGCGTGGTATAGAATTAGACTTTGAGAGACCACTATCTGCCTTACAAGAAACATCTTCTGACCTGTCAAATGACTTAACCTTAATGGACAAGCAGGCTGAGTCTATTAATGAAAAATATGATGCACAGGCAACAGCACTTGAAAATATTGCAAACATTAATCAAAAAATACTTGGTCAACAAAAACAGCAGATTAGTATTGCAGATGCATTGACACAGGGAGATATATCTGCAGCAGCGCAATTAGCACAAGAAGCACGTTCTACAGCAGCAGAAACATCAGCAACAAATGCAGACAACACATTGCAGGCTGCTAGACAACTAGAATTAGAAAGATTAACTAATGCTGCTGGACTTACAAGAAAACAGATAGAAGAAGCACAGTTTAGAATTGGTCAGCAAACCTTTGCACTTGAAGAGCAGCGTGAAGCGGTACAAGCAAGAATACAAATTAAACAAGATCAAATATTTGCACTAGAGCAGGCAAGACAAACAACCCTTATACAGATAAAGGGTATTGAAGATTCAATTTATATTCTTGAAGAACAACGTGAAGCAACAATGCTTATCATTCGTGGGTATGAAGATGATATTTATAACATAAAAGTTAATGAACTTGAGCCAACAGCGAAGGCTTTAGAGGATGCACAAAAAGAACTACAGTTAGTAAGAGATCAATTACAAGCAAGACTTGATAATATTGACTTACAAAGAGATGCTTTTGAAGCAGCAGAAGATGCAGCAATCGCTGCAAAAATTGCTCAAGGAGAATATAATGATGTTATTGCAGAAACAGTAAGACTTCTTGGAAATATGGCCAAGATGCTAGAAGATATTGCATCAGCATCAAATATTAAGTCCCTAAATGTACAAACAGGCGCTACTGGATTTGAAGTTGGTTCATCAGCCTATGTGGCACCAGAAGATACTCCAGAGTCTATTGCAGCATTTGAAGAATTTATAGACATAGTTGAAGAACTTGATGCAGCCCTTGCAGCGGTAGAGGCAGGAACAGACGGAGGACATGGAGCAGATGCTGCTTATGACAGATTGCAGGCAAGACTTGCTGCAGCACAAGCAGCCTATGATGCAACCTTGCCAACAGTTGTTGATCCAAATATGTCTAGCAATGGGCGTGGTGGTGGCGGATCTACAGATATGATGGCTTTATCTTCTGGCGGAATGGTTAAGCCTAAATACTTTTCTATTGGCGGTGCAGCAAGAGGAACAGATATAGTACCAGCAATGCTAACTCCTGGAGAATTTGTAATGAGTAAGTATGCTGTTAACTCATATGGTGTTGATAAAATGAAGGCAATGAATTCTGGTTCTTATGAAGGCGAGAAGGTGTATAATTATAATCTAAGTGTTAATGTTAAATCTGATGCAGATCCTGACGATATTGCACGGGTAGTTATGACACAAATTAGACAAATTGACTCACAAAGAATTAGGACACAAAGGGCATAATGGCAACTGCAGCGTATATAACAGGTAGAAAACGCTACCAAAGACCACAGGCAGCATTATGGTCAAACAACCCTGGAACCCTCTCAGAAGGCCTCTATGTGCCCAATGGCTTTGAAGTAGGGGCAAGTGTACCCGCAGAGACAGATCCAGATCTAATTGACCAATTTTTAATTTTATCAGACCATAATCGTGGAGAAATTAGTATTAATTCTGAAAGACTTGAGCAACGCCAAAGAACAATTAATGGGCGTATGCGTTCATACCATATTGCAGATAAGTTAAGATTTGAATGGTCTTGGTCTTTGCTTCCATCCCGTGCATTTTATCAAAATGCTGCATTTAATACAACAACTGGTAAGTCCCCATATCAAAATATTACACAAGAATTTACATCAGATGGTGGAGCAGGCGGAGTAGAGATTTTGGACTGGTATCAAAACCATAAAGGACCATTCTGGATGTATTTAGCATATGATAAGTATTCTAATTTTGGTGATGATAATGAAGCCTTTGGACACCTTGCACAATACAATCAAATAGTTCAAGTATATTTTGCTGACTTTAATTATTCAATCGTAAAACGTGGTGGAAATAACTTTGACCTCTGGAATATTTCGGTAACACTGGAAGAGGTCTAAAATGTTTGTCAGTGAAACATTAAAGACACACCTAGAAACATCTGCAACAATAAGACTTCAGTCATTGGTATTGGCTGAATGGAATATGAATATGCCAGATAATCTTCAAAAGGTTGGTAACTATAGATATCGCCCAACAGATGTTACGTCTCAATACTTTACTCTTCCTATTAGTTTTGATTTACTTGATGAGGGTAATTACTATACTGGTGCAACTGATGCAGATGTAGTAATTGATGGTGGCTTTACAAATAGCAATGTACCACAACAGTTTACATTGCAAAAAGATAAAATGAAAATGATCTATTCTTTAGAAGATTGCACCAAGCCATTTAGACCAAGATCTGGAATCAACAAGCCACTTTATTTTTCGGGTAGATACATAGCAAACTCTGGTGCAGACATGGCAGAAAGACCAAGATACTATATGCCATCTAGATATGATGAGTTTAGATATTGGACTTCTTACAGAACAGAAGATAATTTTGAGCGTGGTATTGCAAACAATATATCTAATGGTCTTAACTACATAGATGATGCTGTTCCATTTGTTGTTTATAAAAGCCAAGTTCCTGCAAACAGACTTATTGTAAAGATGCAGACCAATGTTGGTTTGGTTGACCTTGGACCATTTGCTACAAGCACGGGCCCAATTGATGATCCTTTGTTTGGAAATGAAAATAAAACAACACCATCAAGGTGGAAGGTTCAATACTTAAGTGACAATAACTGGGTGGATGCTTATTCATTTAATGAAACAGACACAAGGGCTAGCGGACTTCCAATTATTGGGCCAGACGGATACGTTGAACTTGAGTATGGACTTGTAATACCAGAGCAATATAGGAATATTTTTGTTTATGCCGAAACTTTAGCGTCTATAACTTTAAGACCAGACTCAGCACCAATTGGTTATGCTTACTTGGTAGTTCCAAATACTGGAGACAAGGGAACATTCTATATCTATACAGGAACGGGTGCAGATGATGGATACGACTCTTTTGTGCCAGAGTATGGTTGGACACTAGGATCAGAAACAATAACCAATCAAACAAATTTTGTAACAGACTTGACATCACCAGAAGAATTCACAGACGATGTAAGCGGTCAAACGATGTATAGAGAGTTTGCATATGTACAGGGCATTAGAGTTGTAGTAGACATAATGAATAAGTTTGATTCTACATTTGACCTAATTGAAATGTCACCAAGACTAGTTGTTGATATATCTGATAAGGTAATTGATTTTAATATTACAAAAACATTGTCTGATATTGGGGTAACATCTTTACCAGTTGGACAATTGTTGGCATCCACTGGTTCACTCTCAGTCTTTGATGACGATCAAGCCTTTAATTCTTATAATACTACAAGCATCGTTGCAGACTATATTAGAAAAAACATTAAGTTTAACTTTTATGAAGTAATAGTAGATGTTGATGGCTTTGACTACTATGTTCCAATCAAGACACTATACTCAGAGGGTATGCCGCAAGCAAATGTGACTGCTGGAACCATTGATATTACTTTGCGTGACCTATACTTTTTCTTAGAGTCAATGCCTGCACCAAGACTTTTGATGACAGAGACATCTTTAAGTATGGCTGTTGTTACCTTGCTAGACTACATTGGTTTTAGCAACTATTCTTTTAGAAGATTAGACACCGAGTCTGACCCAGTAATACCATACTTTTTTGTTGCTCCAGATCAGAACGTTGCAGAAGTTTTAAATCAGTTAGCAGTTGCAACTCAGAGTGCAATGTTCTTTGATGAATTTAATAACTTTATTGTAATGAGCAAAAACTATTTAATGCCAGATACAGATGAGCGACCAACAGACTTTGTATTATCTGGAACTAATAACCAAACAGATTCTGGGGTGGTTGAAAATGCTACATCTGGAAATCTACCAAACATAATTAGCATAGCCTCAGAAGATAAAAAGGTCTACAACGGAGGAAACATTTCCTATACGGCAAGATATATCCAAAGATCATATGGAAGCATTAGACAAGCAAACATGGTTGATAGAGATAAGACCTGGATTTATAAGCCTGCACTACTATGGGAAGTTGCTGGAACAGAAAATACCAAAACTATTAACGAGGTTGCTTCCAAGCAGGGAAGGTATGTTCTTGGAGCAATGCCCTTAAACTCTGATCTAACCTCAGACTTGCCAGTTGTTCAAAACGGTATAGTTGTAAATAATATTATGGATATAGGAGAAAATGTCTATTGGCTAACTAGATACCAGGGCTACCTATATTCTGGTGGAGAAGTAATAAGATATGATGCTGCAGAATTTAATATAACTGGAACTGGAAATGTTTGGATTAGCAGCAATCAAGAGTATCAAAAATACTTTTCATCAATACCTTTTAATGGAAAAATATATCCAACAGGACTAGTAAGAATTTTTTCTACACCATACTATGAAACAGTAGATGGTTTAGATAGACTTCAGGCTGGACCAGTATACGAGCATGGTAGGGGTCAGTTTGGAACACCAGTTGTTACACACAGCGCTGGAATAAACCCATACTGGTCGGATAATTCTTATGTTCGTGGTTGCGATATGCAAACACAATATTTATTTACAACAACGCTAGATAGCAACCTTTCTGTGCCAGCAACAACTCTTGGCGCTGCTGGGATTAATAATACTCTTGCAAGACAGACAACAAGAAATGGTATTATTAAAAACTTTATGTCAACTAGTTATTTAACAGAAACAAATGTAAACAGTCTTAAGTCTACTCAGACTGGAACAATTCAGTCTTCAGCGCTTGTAATGAATGGTCCATCTTTTAAAACTACAGATGTACCAATAAACTTTGTATCGTATCAATACAAACAACTTGATAATGCATATAGAAGTTTTGGTGCAAGAATGAGGATTATTGGAAAGATTGAAAATAATGAAACTCGTGGACAAACCCCTATTGGTAGCATATCTTATTACCAAGTTAATAGCGCACAGACAAATCAAAATGTTAGTATAGGTGGAGGTTCTGGTGGTTTAGCAATTATGTTAAATCCAGAAACAAACAATGGATACTACTTTGAAATTGTTGCTTTAACAGAGACAAATGTTGAGTCTTACTTAAAACTGGACCAAACTGGACAAGCGGAAGTAAATATCAACAATGTGGTTTTTTATAAAGTAAAAAAAGATGCATTAAACAATAATGCTATTCCAGTTAAACTTTGGGGTGGACTTACAAGTATCATTGTTGACGACGGCAGATTTACTGGACAATACAGATTATCTGGAGAAGACAAGCCAACCGTATATGATTTATCGGTAGAATATCAAGATATTGGAACATTGCGTAGGTTCTATCTATACATTAATAATAAACTAATCAAGATTGTTGATGACACAGATCCATTGCCAGTTTATAACAATATTGCTCCTTTTGTTAGAGGATCTTCTAGGGTAATGTTTGAAAACATATATGCACTAACAAATAACTATTCACAAAACACGGTCTCAGTAGTAGGAGAAACTCTTTCTGGCGTATTTGGAGATAGTGAGATTGATGCAAATGAATCATATAGAAAGTATGCAATCAGCGGTTTAGTTCAGGGAACATATCTTACTGGAATAAGTTCAGAACAACCACCAAAATACAATATGTATTTTGAAGAGTTTGGCTCTATTATGCGTGAATGTGCTTATTTTGATATCAAGTATGATCGTTCATACCCAGCACTATACGCACAACTATCTCCAACATTTAATAGAATAAAGGGCTATACGGTTTCTGGCTTCCAAGCAGACTCATATGGAGCAGAGTTCTTAATCTTTAATGCTTCTGACACTGCCCTAAATCTTGATGAAACAACGGGCAATTATCTAAGAATTCAAGGTATTACATTTACACAAGATACTTCATATCAATTAACGGTAGATGAATATTTTAAGAAACAAGGAAATCTTTCAGATCCAGAACTTCAGGGTAGCACACTAATAACATCTCCTCTTATACAAAAAGCAAAATATGATGAAATTAAACTGAGTAGATTAATATATGGAAAAAATGATTTTTCAATTGAGACTCCTTATATTCAAAGCCAAGATGATGCAAATGAACTAATGGGTTGGATTATTAACAAAGTAATGCGTCCAAAGAAATCAATTGGTATTAATTTGTTTTCTATTCCAACACTACAACTGGGAGATATTGTTACAATTGATTATAAAAACAGTGATGGTTTAGATCTTGTTGCACAGGAATCAGACAGGTTTGTAGTTTATAATATAGCCTATAACAGAACTTTGTCTGGACCATCTATGACAGTATATTTGAGTGAGGTATAAAATGACAAGCAATAATTCAGTATCAGCAACACCTCTTACTCCTTCAACAATTGGCCTAGCGGTATCAACCAACAATATTAATCCAGTATTGACTGCGCCAATAGACACTATTCTTTTTAACGACGATTCTGTTCCAGTAGAGATAATGGCAGACCTTATTTTTGAAAATATTGGTGGACAGGAACTAATAAATATTGCTCGTAATGATACAGTAAATGGACAAACAATTTTATATCAGCCAATTAAAAATTTAACCAGTATTCAACAACAGTATAATCCAAACAATATCCTGAGTCTAAATGCTACATCAGATAAATATTTTCAAAATTTTTCAATAAAATTTGACGATAAAGTTCCAGCAGAAGGCACTGGTCCAGCAGGGGCCCATGTCTATATTGACCCATTAACTGGAGATCTGGTTGTTGAGTCTATTAATTTAGAAGAAGATGAACAAATAGAGGTAGAAATCACCATCAGTGGTACAATATATGAGGCGGAAATTTAAATGATAACTGACACTGGAAAATCGATAATTGGTAAGTATTTGCTTGGACAGGCTCCAGCATACGCTTCGTATATTGCTGTTGGCTGTGGAGCACAGCCTCTTGCAACAGGAGACCCATATGGCGACTACTCTGAAAAGCAAAATCTAGACTTTGAAATGTTTCGTGTTCCTATATCATCAAGAGGCTTTGTAAATGACGGGGCAACTGAAAAACTAGTACTTACAGCAGAACTACCGACAGAAGAACGATATGAAATTACAGAAATTGGTTTATACTCAGCAGGATCAAATCCATCTGCTGGAGCATATGACAGTAAAACTGTGTTTGCTTTTACCCAGGGAGAAAACTGGCAGTACCACACAGCAGTTGCAGCAACATCTATTCCAACAATTACTGAACCTTTAGATGATCCGCTAGATGATAACGTAATTGCAACAGCCGATCCAGTATTTCAAACAAATGCAGACAACTCAATTTTTTATAAGTCTCCACGTCCAGAAAGATATGAACGTGCAAGGTTCTTAAATAATATTATTTTAATTCAAGGCGATGATTCAGATCTAACTATTGATCCAGGTACTGGCAATCCTGCTGGTCACTTTGTCATTGAGCCTGGATCTAATCACATACACTTAACTGGGGCAGATGTTAATTTTAGCAGAAACTCTCCTATAGACGAACTAAGACTTGCATTTTCTATTATTAGCAAAGATGGAGATTCCGTATCAGTTCCAGATACTGTAAGAATTCTTGTAGATTTTGCAGAAACAGACACAGGAAATTCTGGAGAATTTGCAAGATTTGAAATTGAATTAGACAATGGCAGCGGCACTGGTGCAGTACATGATTTTGCTACAAATAGATACTATGTTGCAACAACACAGTTACAAGAGTTATATCAGACACAGGGATTTACCTGGAATGCGGTTACAGTAGTAAAAATTTATGCCTGTGCTATTGTCTCAGACGTACCTTCCGATGATTATTATATTGCTCTTGACGCACTTAGACTAGAAAATATTGCAACAACAAACCCGCTATATGGGTTAACAGGGTATTCAGTTGTAAAAAATACGGATGCAGAAACAATTATTAAATCACCAAACACAAGCAATTACATTGAATTTAGATTCTCTGTTGGTGTAACGTAATGGCTAATGAAACAATTAAAAAATTTAAGGTACCACTTACAGATATGCCACCAATTAGTAGCATAACAGAAGGCTATGACTTAAGATATAGAGTTATATCATCAGA